GTCGATAAACTCGGCTACCGAGGAGTCAACAATACCACCACAGTTATCAAGCCCACACCGGCTGGCTTCTTTGGCTTGTCTGTGACTGGCGCTGGTAACGTGACTGTCTACGACAACGCATCCGCCGCGAGTGGCGTAATCCTGTACACCAAGACTGGCGCCGCTGCTGGCGACACTGTTAGTTTTGGTAGCAATGGGATTGCTGCAAACAACGGCTTGACTGTAATCTCTACGGGCACCGTTGTGGTGTTGTACACCTAACCAAGGCGAAGAATAATGGCTAACGTCAAAATCACGGATCTCACAGCAGCCACCACGCCCCTTGCGGGGACGGAGCTTTTCGAGACTGTGCAGGGCGGCACCAGCAAGAAAGTGGCGGCGAGCGACATTGGCAACAGCGCCAATGCGGTGCCGTTCCTGTCGCTCGCCGGCCGCGCGTACATTCAGGCGTACAGCAACACTGACCAGACGGGCAGTGTCTCGGCGGCAACGGCGGTCAAGCTGGAGAACACCGACTTCGGCACGGGCATCACCATCGCCAACGATGGCTGCGGCAACCCAACGCGCATCACGTTTGCGGTGGCGGGCACCTACGCCCTCGCGCCGAGCATCCAGTTCGCAAACTCCACCGCGAATGACCACGATGCCACTGTCTGGTTCCGCCTGAACGGCACGAACATCGCCAACTCTGCGACTATCACGAACATCCCCAAGGTGGCAGACGGCGGCGCGCAGTTCTTTCAGATCGTGATTTACGAGCAGGTCACCGCTGGGCAGTACATTGAGATCATGTGGCTGCCTGAGAACGTGGGTGTGACAATTGACTTCACAACGGCGGGCGCAATCGCCCCGGCCATCCCGTCTGTCATCCTCGCTGCTGAGCGGATTGCCTGATGCCCGGAGATTTCGCCTTCGACCTAAAAGCACTTCGGGCGCGGGACGACATCAACGACGCGCTTGGCGTCATGCAGAACCAGCGCATGGGTATGCCGGGCGGTTACCAGCCGCAGCCGCAGGGCCCAACGCCCTCGATGAACGTGCAGGCTGACCAGCGCATGCAGCAAATGGGCGTAAATATGCCCCTCGGCGGCGGTTTGAGCGCTAATATGAACGCGATGCGCGCTCCGGGCATGCAAGTGAAGCCGCAAATCACCAATGTTGGCGTAAATTACCAGAAACCGGGCGGTTTGAGCGCAGGATTGAACTATAATCCGGCTCAGCAGGGCGTAAATGCCAACCTTCGCGTGCCTTTTAAGAAGGGCGGCGCGGTTTCTAAGGGCGCATGGACCCGTAAAGAGGGCCAGAACCCCGAAGGCGGCTTAAATGCGGTCGGCCGCGCCTCTCTGAAGGCGCAGGGCCAAGACATCAAGCCCCCAGTTTCGGCCAAACAGGCCAAAAAGTCCCCCAAAGCAGCCGCACGTCGCAACAGCTTCTGTGCGCGCATGTCAGGCATGCCGGGGGCGATGAAAGACGACAACGGCAAGCCAACGCGTAAGGCTTTGGCTCTAAGAAAGTGGGACTGCAAAGCCGAGGGCGGTATGGTCGAGGGTTACGCCGAAGGCGGCGCGTCCCGCGTAAACGAGGCAGGTAATTACACCAAGCCCGGCATGCGCAAGCGTCTATTCGAAAGCATAAAGTCCGGTGGCAGCGGCGGCGCACCGGGACAGTGGTCCGCGCGCAAGGCACAGATGCTGGCCAAACGGTATAAAGAAAGCGGCGGAGGCTACAAGTGAGCGGCCTAGCCAAATCACAAAAGAGCCTGAAGGCGTGGACCAAACAAGATTGGGGCACGAAGAGCGGCAAGCCATCCACGCAGGGGCCAGACGCCACCGGCGAGCGGTACCTGCCCAAGAAGGCGATCAAGTCTCTGTCTGTAGCGGAATACGCAGCCACAACCCGCGCCAAGCGCGAGGGCAGAGCCGCAGGTAAGCAGTTTGTTAAACAACCCGAAGGCGTGGCCAAAAAGACGGCTCGGTTTCGCGTCAAGAAAGGTAAGTAACATGGACGGTTTCAAGAACACCACAAAGACCAGCTACGACACCACCTCGGGTCGCAAGTTTGCCAACGGCGGCATGACTGTCAGCCGCGCCGACATGCCCGGTGGCGAAGGCCCAATGAACAAGCCTGCTCTGGTGGCTAAGTACGCCAAGGGCGGCCACGTCAAGAAGGGCGAGCAGAAGATTGGCCGCGTCATGGAAGAGTTCACCAAGGGCAAGCTGCACAGCGGCTCGAAGGAAGGCCCCAAGGTCAAGAGCACAAAGCAGGCGGTGGCTATCGCTTTGAACGAAGCCCGCGCTGCCGGCGCCAAGATCCCACGCGTCAAGAAGTTTGCCGGTGGCATGATGGAAGAGGGCGGCACGTACAACGAACGCGGTAAGCGCGCAACGCTGGCAGAGATCGCAGCGGAAGCCCGCCGCGTGGAGGGCCGCAAGCCACCAGTCGAGGGCATCTCAACACGCCCAACCGATGACAGCGGTCGCCGCATGACGGACGCAGAACTCGGTATTGCCCGCGCAAAAGGCATGGGTCAAATGACCGAGCGCGAAGGCCGCGCCGTCAAGGCAGCAAAGAAGCCGATGCCCAAAACCATGAGCGATTTAGATCGGGCGCGGATGATGGTGCGCCCCCTGCCCCGAAAAGCAGGCGGCGGCGTTCCAGCACACAGCGATCGCCCAATGATAAGCCGCAACAAGGGCGGTCTTTCGGCCATGCCTAGAGGCGGTAAGTGCTAAATTCGGGGATTGAGGTGGCTGACTTGCTGTTGGCCGCCTCTTCTTGTATAACCCCTATGCCAGAAATGCCTGCTCTTGTTAGTAGGCTGCTGACTTAACCCAGCGAGCAGGATTGATGGCCTACAGTAACACGGTCTCACAAACAGTATTCAACACGCGGAAGGTGATCGAAAACGCCATCCGTCGATGCAAGCTGCCTGCCGAAAGCATTACGGCTGAATACGTCGATATTGCTAACGACCAGCTCTATTTGCTGCTGTCGGATCTGGCTAACATGGGCGCGCCTCTGTGGTGCATCGAGAAGCAGATCATCCCGCTGTACAACGGCGTTGGTGACGTGGTGCTCGACACTAAGGTCGTCGACATCCTGAACAGCAACTTGCGGCAGCTTCAGACCGTCTCTGGCGTCGACACGACCACATCGACCACGCACACCATTGCGTTCGGTGGCGATACGTTCGTGACAACAGTGGGCGTTAAATGGCTCGCCGCATCGGTGCCGATCGCGCTTGAGCGCTCGCCCGATAACATCGTCTGGGAGACGATCCAGACCGAGAACCCAGTGGCCACGACAGGCGAGTGGACTTGGTTCGACCTCGAAAGCTCGGTTGCTACGCCGTACTTCCGCGTGCGAGCAACCAGTGGCAATCTTGTCTTCGAAGAGATCTACACCGGCAACATGCCGACCGAAATTCCGTTGGCGCGCATGAACCGCGACGACTACACGAACTTGCCGAACAAGTATTTCCAGAGCAATCGGCCTCTGCAATACTGGTACGATCGTCTGATCCCGAACCCGGTGATGCACCTCTGGCCGGTGCCCAACAGCGGCGCTGACACGTCGCAGCTGGTGATCTGGATCCAGCGTTACATCATGGACGTTGGCACTATGACGCAGGAGCTTGAAGTTCCGCAGCGCTGGTATGAGGCGATTGTCTCGATGCTGGCCGCTAAGATGGCTATGGAGATCGTTGAGGTCGACGTTGGTATGATCGGCATGCTCGATGCCAAGGCGCAGCAGGCGCTTTACACGGCGCAGGCTGAAGAGCGCGACAACAGCCCGATGACAATCGCGCCGAACATAGCGATGTACACGAGGTAGTATGGGCATTTACCTCAACACTCTTGGGCGCTCGACACTAGCAATCGGCATCTGTGGCCGTTGCTCGCGCAAAATGAGCCTCGACGATCTGTACAGCGACCCGAACTATCCGGGCCTCAAAGTGTGCCTCGAGGATCGCGACGAGTACGATCCGTACCGCTTACCCGCTCGGCAGCCGGAGAAGATTGCGCTTTTGTTTGCGCGACCTGACACGCCGATTGGCACAGATCCGCTCGGTCTGCCGACTGAAGACGATAGCTACTTCCTCGTTAGCGAGGACTTTGAAGAATATCTGGAGCCGTAAATGACAACAGTTCCCTCAAATCTGGTTCCGACACGCATTTCGCAGCTCACCGAGTACGATGGGCTGAGCCAAGACGGATACCTGCCTTATGTCCTCAACGGCGTCACCTACAAGGTCCGCTTCGGTAACATCGCGTCTGTCGGCGCTGTACCATCAAGCCGCACAATCACTGGCGGCGGTGGTCTCACTGGCGGCGGTGATCTTACTGCTGACCGCGTCATATCTATTGCTGCTGGCGGTGTTGGTTATAGTCAGCTTGCTACTAGCGGTGTCACTGCTGGTACGTACGGCTCGGCTTCTGAGATCCCGGTCCTCACAGTTGACGACAAGGGCCGCGTAACCGTAGCCAGCCAGACGGCGATCAGCCTGTCGGGTTACGTCCCCACATCGCGCTCAATCATCGCGGGCGCTGGCCTAACTGGCGGCGGTACGCTCGCTGCCGATCGCACGATTTCGCTTTCTCTTTCCGCTGCCCTTCCTCAGTCGGGCGGCACACCCTCTGCCGGTACAAGTTCGGTTGCTGCGCGTGACGACCACGTTCACCCTGCTGTTGACCTCTCAGACACCACGGAAACCTCAGGAGTGCTCCCCTTGGCCCGTGGCGGCACCGGCAGCAGTCTAAGCCCTGTTGCCGGTGCCATCCTTTATAGCGATGGCTCCAACGTAAATATGTCCAATCCGGGCGATCCGCTGAACGTATTGTTCTCGGACGGCACGGCGCAGCCTGTATGGCGCGACATTACGGCTGGCTCAACTGGTCTCAGCTTTGGCCTCTCTGGCAGTGACTATGTGCTGTCTGGCACACTCGCCATCGGCAGCGGTGGTACGGGCGCAACGACCGTCACTGCGGCCCGCGTCAACCTCCTGCCAAGCTACACGGGCAACGCGGGCAAGGTGCTGGCTCTCAATTCTGGCGCGACTGACCTTGAGTGGATCAGCGTCGCCGGTGCTGGTACCGTAACCTCGATCAACGCAAGTGGCGGCACGACCGGCATGACGTTCACTGGTGGGCCAATCACGTCAGCCGGCACGCTGACGCTGGCTGGCACGCTGATTACGTCGAACGGCGGCACGGGCCTGAGCAGCTACACGGCTGGCGACCTGCTGTACTACGCGACGGGCACCGCCCTGTCGAAGCTGGCCATCGGCGCGTCTACTCGCCTCTTGACCTCGACCGGCTCGGCGCCTCAGTGGAGCGATCCGGCTGGCGTCACTGTCGGCACAGCGACGACTGCTACATCCGCAACCTCGGCTACCAACATCGCAGGCGGCACGGCTGGTTCGATCGTGTATCAGTCTGGCGCAGGCGCGACGACGTTCCTTGGCTCCGGCACTGGCGTTCTGGTCAACAGCGGCGGCAACCCCAGCTACAGCATGTCGCCAACGCTCACGTCTGTTGCGCTGACGACGGGTACGATTAGCACGACGCCGACAACCGCTAACGAAATTGCGAACAAGAGCTACGTCGACACGCAGGTGTCTTCAGGCATCACGTACCACACGCCTGTTAAGTATGAGGTTCCCAACTCGACGGGCAACCTGACGGCGACGTACAACCAGCCGGGCGGCGCTGGTGTCGGTGTTGGCGCCACGCTGACCAACGCTGGGACGCAAGCCGCATTTGCGCCTGACGGCCCAACAGCTTCGATTGGCGATCGCGTTCTCATCTACAACCAGACGAACGGCTTCGAGAACGGCATTTACGAAGTCACGACGGTCGGTAGCGGCAGCACGAATTGGGTGCTGACACGCACGACCGACGCCGACACTTACGCAGCAAAAGACCCCAATGGCCTCGGTCAGGGCGACGCGTTCTTCATCACGAGCGGCGACACAGGCGCTGGTGAAACCTATGTGCTTAACACCGTCGGAACCATCACCTTTGGGGTGACGGCGCTCACCTTCGTGCAGGTCTCAGACAGCACGCTCTACACGGCAGGCAACGGCCTCCAGCTTACCGGCGGCACTCAGTTTAGCCTGATCAGCCCTGTCGTCACCACCAACGGCGGCACGGGCCTCACCAGCTTCACGTCTGGCGGCGCTGTCTACGCGACATCCACATCGGCTTTGACGACCGGCACGTTGCCGATCGCCTCAGGCGGCACGGGCCAGACGACGGCATCGGCTGCGTTCAACGCCCTGTCGCCGATCACGACGGCGGGCGACCTAATCATCGGCAACGGCTCCAACAGCGCCACTCGCTTGGCTATTGGTGCCAACGGCTACCTGCTGACGTCGAACGGTACGACCGCCGTGTGGACGGCAGCGCCGACCAGCATGGTCTATCCGGGCGCAGGCATCCCGAACAGCACTGGCTCCGCATGGGGCACAAGCTACGCCGTGAGCGGCACAGGCGATGTCGCCCTGACGACGTCAGCGGTCTTCACCACGCCGAACCTCGGTACGCCATCTGCTGCGACGCTCACCAACGCCACTGGCCTGCCGATCTCGACAGGCGTCAGCGGCTTGGGCACAAACGTCGCAACGGCGCTGGGCACCAACGTAGGCTCTGCCGGCGCTGTTGTCGTCAATGGCGGCGCACTCGGCACGCCGTCCTCTGGCACGCTCACCAACGCAACTGGGCTTCCGCTGACCACTGGCGTCACTGGCACGCTGCCGGTCGGCAATGGTGGTACGGGGGCCTCAACGCTCTCTGCAAACGCTGTGCTGCTTGGTAATGGCACCAGCGCACTTCAAACGGTTGCGCCAAGCACCGCAGGTAATGTATTAGTAAGCAACGGAACAACATGGGTTTCACAGGCACCAGCCGCGTCGGGGGTATCGCAAGCACGCGCTACCGCACTGGCGTTGGTCTTTGGGCTTTAAGGAGTTAGACGATGGCAGCGCCAAATATTGCATCCCTGACAACGATCACGGGCAAGACGACGTACTTTACGCCGTCGGGGACGACGGCTGTCGTGCTTCTCCAGAACGCCGCGTCATCGAACACGGTTCTCAAGATTAACCAGATCGTCGTCGCCAATGTCGATGGGACGAACGCGGTTGATTGCACCGTGTCCATTTACTCAAATGGCGGCGTGGCTCAGGGGTCTGCCCCTTCTGGCGGTACGGCTTTCCCGATTGCCTCAACAATCTCGGTTCCGGCCGACGCATCGTTGATCGTCGTGGATAAGACGACTGGCATCTACCTTGAAGAGAACACCTGCATCTCGATTACGTCGGGAACGGCAAGCAAGCTGACGTTCAGCGTTAGCTATGAACTCATGTCTTAATGTGATAGGAAGCTGACATGGCAAACGTATTTAGCAGGAAAATCAGCCGCAACATCGGCACATCGCTGACAGCCGTCGGCAGCTACACTGTCGGTGGCGGCGTGCAGACGACGGTCATTGGCCTGTCGGTGTGCAACACGACCACGTCCCCGATCACGGTTGACGTGACCGTCTACGACGGCACGAACGATGCCTATCTGGTAAAGGGCGCTGGTGTGCCGGTGGGCAACGGCTTCATCCCGATCGGCGGCGACGAGAAGGTCGTTCTGATTGCTGGTGACAGCGTTCGAGTTAAGTCCTCTGCGGCAACTTCAGTGGATGCCGTCATGTCCATCCTTGAGATTTCGTGAGGTAACTGATGGCCTATGTAGCCCCTAACAATATGATCGGTGAGTACACCGTCAACGTCGCCCTAAGCGGGACGAGCGCAACCTCGCTGCTGTCGAACGCTGCGTCGTCTGGCCGCGTGTTTAAGATCATTGCCATCGTGGCAGCCAACGTGGACGGCACGAACGCCGCCGACATTTCGGTGTCGCGCTACAGCGCAGCCGCACTTGGCGGCACGGCCTTCCCGATGGCATCGACGATCTCAGTACCTGCTGACGCATCGCTGATTGTCTCCGACGCGACGACGCCAGTTGTACTGGCAGCCAACACGTCGCTCGGCGCAACGGCTGGTACATCGAACGCTATTACAATGACGGTGACATACCAAGAATTTGCGGGATAAAAGCGGATGTCAAAGCGCTATCAAGGTGGCATACTCGGCGTAGGCTTCAACCCGCTGCGCGCACCGAACGCACCTACTATCGGCACGGCTACGGCTGGCGGCAATAACTGCGCGTCTGTGGCGTTTACTGCCCCTGCTTGCGTTGGCGGATCGCCCATCACTGGCTACACGGCGCGGAGCGAGCCTACTGGCTTTGGCGCCGCTGCGGCTGGCTCACCAATTAGCGTCACTGGGCTGACCAACGGCGCGTCTTACACGTTCGGCGCGTTTGCCTTGAATAGCTACGGCCCGTCACCGATCAGCGCGTTTAGCAATAGCATCACCGCTGTTGTGGACGGGACGTTTGGTATTTTTGCGTTGGGCTGCGCGAGTGGCTGTGTTTCCACCCGTAATAAATACACATACGCAGGGTGTGTAGTAAGTTCCGGCGGAAGCGCCTCAGCTAACTCTTACAGAGGCTCGGCTGCTAGTAACAGCACTGTTGGTATCTTTGCGTTAGGTCAGGTGTCCGGCGTGCGCTCCACCACCCGCGACAAATACACCTTCTCAGGCTGCGTGGTCAGCGCAGGAGGCGCTGCTACAGCGGCATCATCTAGGCAATCTGCGGCGGGCAACAGCACGGTGGGTATTTTTGCACTGGGCTGTGTGGGCGCGGGCTGCGGCACTACCGCGCGGAACAAGTACACCTATTCTGGAGACGTAGTCAGTGTAGGAGGAGCCGCTACAGCGGCATCGTACTCCGGGTCTGCTGTTGGCAATAGCACGGTTGGTATCTTTGCACTTGGGCTTGCGTCAGGTCGTGTCACCACACGGAACAAATACACATATTCAGGAGACGTAGTCAGTGCGGGTGGCGCGGCTACGGCTGCATCAAGCAATGGCTCGGCTTCTGGTAATAGTACAGTTGGTATTTTTGCACTTGGGATTGTGTCTTGCAGCAACGTCACCACCCGCAACAAATACACATATTCAGGTGACGTAGTCAGCGCAGGAGGAGCCGCCACAGCAGCGTCAGGGCGGGGTTCTGCCGCAGGCAACAGCACCACCGGTATATTCGCATTAGGTAATACGGGCAGTATTTCCACCACCCGCAATAAATATACTTACTCAGGTTGCGTGGTGAGCGCAGGGGGAGCCGCCACAGCAGCATCAGCTTGCGGCTCTGCCGCATCCAACGGCATCGCAGGGATCACGGTATGACACACTTCTCATCAAAGCAGGGAGCGTAATCCATGCCAAATTATTCAGGCGTCTGGTCCCTCTCCCAGCAGTTTCAAGCAGTCGGTCAGGGGCTGTGGCCATCACCACCACCATTGCCAGAAACATTGGCTATTTTTGCGCTGGGTGCAGCACCTTGTGTTGTCACCACACGGAATAAGTACACTTACGCAGGTTGCGTAGTCAGCGCAGGGGGAGCAGCTACCGCAGCGTCACGATTTGGCTCTGCTGCGGGTAATAGCACCGTCGGTATCTTTGCGCTAGGTTTGGCACCCAGCAATGTTACCACCCGCGATAAGTACACGTATTCTGGCTGCGTTGTCAGCGCAGGGGGCGCTGCTACAGTGGCGTCACGCAGTGGGGCGGCTACGGGTAATAGCACAGTCGGTATTTTTGCGTTAGGTTGCACGGGTAGTTTCTCCACCACACGCAACAAGTACACATACTCCGGCGATGTAGTCGGCGCGGCTACTGCGTCTACAGCGGGTTCGTATGCGGGTTCTGCTGCGGGCAACAGCACAGTCGGCATTTTTGCATTAGGGGTGAATAGCAGTTTCGCCGCCACCGCTACGCGTAACAAATACACATACTCCGGCGACGTAGTCAGCGCGGGGGGAGCCGCTACAGCGGTATCATACCTACAATCCGCCACCGGCAATAGCACGGTCGGTATCTTTGCGCTGGGGTTTGCAAATTGTTCTGCCGTAGTCACCACACGGGACAAGTACACCTACTCAGGTGACGTAGTCAGCGCGGGGGGCGCGGCCACGGCGGCCTCATCCACTGGTTCGGGCGCAGGTAACAGCACCCTCGGTATTTTTGCGTTAGGTGCGAACCCTAGTTGCGCGCCGTTAACCACCCGCGATAAGTACACGTATTCTGGCTGCGTTGTCAGCGCAGGGGGCGCTGCCACAGCGGCGTCACGCGCTGGCTCTGCCGCATCCAATGGCACATCTGGCGTTAACATGTAATTTCCACCACCATCGTAGGAGCACAACGATGAATAGTAAGCCACATCGCAATAATTGCGATTTTCAGTTAAAGCACTTCATGGCGGGAAGCTGCCACACACCCGACGGCGCTTGGGCGCTCTTGCACGACCAGAAGATCGACATCGGCGTCAAGATCGAGCACTCGAAGGCGCAGGCCCTACGCCGCAAGGCTAAGGTTCTAGCGGCAGAGGCCGTGCTGGCAGATGACAACTCGACCGAAATCGACCGGCTCAAGGCAGAGGCAGACCTGCTCGAGTGCAACTCGGTCAACGAGGGCTGGGCGTTGAACCACCAAGCCGCGCTCAACGAATATGACTACATCTGCAAGTTGATGGACGAGCTTGAGCCGAACCGCAAGCATCGGCACTTGCCGTTCTTGGAAGCTAACGAGGCTATGCAGCGTGAAGAGTGGCTGGGCGAACTGAAGACGCGGGCCGAGAACTTCCTGCTCACGGCTGGCACAATCCCGCACGACCACCTCAACACCATGCGCTGCCACCCTGACTTTGAAAGTCAGATCGTGCCGCACATCGAGGCAATAACCCTGAAGGTGATCAGTAGCCAAGGCGACCGCACTAAGGTATTGTCAAACATGAAGCCATTATTTCTGGAGGATAACTCGTGACTGGATTTGTAAAGACTAAGGACAACGCGTTTGTCGAATACCCCTACGGCGCGGCAGAGCTTCAGCGTGACAACCCCGAAGCCAACCACCCGTATGAGTGTGACTTCGCCAGCATCTTCCCAACAACGCCAGCCGCCACGCGTGACGGCTTCGCGCTGTCGCCAGTCGTTGTGGATGAAGTTCCTGAGTATGACGGTCAGACGCAGACAGTACACCGCTCAGAGTTGCCTTTCATCCGCGACGGCGGCTGGGTGTTCTCATGGATTGTAACCGACCTGACACCAGAGCAGATCGCCAAGATGCAGGCCATGCGGGAGGAGCTTCGTGCAAAATGACGAGCTGACACCTCTATTCTGCTTCCCGACTGTCGTCGTGACGGCCTTCAAGCCTGAGTTCCTCGACGCCGTCCGTGCGGTATCGGAGGATAACTTCGAGCCGCAGGACATCAATGAGATTTACCCAGTCAAGATGACGGGCAATCTCACGGATGACCCGCGCATGCACGACTTCTGCGAGTATGTCGGCAGCTCCGCGTGGCAGATACTGAACAATCAGGGCAGCGATATGACTGGTGCCAGCACCTTCTTCACCGAGATGTGGACGCAGGAGCACCACAAGCACTCGCAGATGGAGCAGCACGTCCACGGCAACGGCGCGCAACTCGTCGGCTTCTACTTCCTTGAGACGCCTGAAGACTGCTCCAAGGCGTTGTTCTATGACCCACGTCCGGGCAAGGTGCAGGTCAACTTGCCAGAAGCTGACATGGGTCAGGTGACGCCAGCCAGCAACGCTATGGGCATCGAGGCCAAGCCGGGCACGCTGATATTCGCCAACGCGTGGCTGCCGCACGGCTTTACCCGCCACGCATCCGACGAGCCTATCCGCTTCGTCCACTTCAACATCGGCGTTGAGTACGCACCCGCTGCCGCAGCCGAGGTGATCTGATGGCGCACTTTCAGATACGCTACAACCAAACACGCGGCCAGCCGGGGCGCGGCACAGCCGATCACGTCTGGCGCGTGTTCGAGGACGGCAAGGAGTATCTGACGAAGAACGTCGAGATTAACGTACCCTGTCGTGGCGCAAAGACCGGCGCGGACTACAGCATGGTCTGTGAGGGAACACTCCGCTTGGACCGCGAGACATCTACTGCTATAATAGACCCGTAAGGAACTGAACCCATGAGTAACCGTTGGCCCGGTGGTATTATTCGCAAGACCCCAGTAATCCCCGCTGGCCCGTTCCAGAACGGTGCGGCTTCTGGCGTGTGGTCGTTGGCTGACGCCGCGTACTGGACGAAGCAGGGGTTGTGGCCAACGGCAGGGCGCGCCGACGGAACTGTTGGTATCTTCGCTCTAGGGTGTACGAGCGGAGGCCGCGTAACCACACGGAACAAATATACTTACTCTGGCGACGTAGTCAGCGCAGGCGGCGCGGCAACGGCGGCATCATCATTAGGTTCCGCCACGGGTAACAGCACGGTAGGTATTTTTGCGCTAGGGGCCGCACCCGGCCTCTCCACCACACGAAATAAGTACACATATGTTGGTTGCACTGTCGGCGCAGGGGGTGCGGCCACGGCGGCGTCGTTCTTGGGTTCGGCTGCGGGAAATAGCACTAGAGGCATCTTTGCGTTAGGTTACACGGGCTGTTACGTCACCACGCGGGATAAGTACACCTATTCAGGGTGCGTAGTCGGCGCGGCTACAGCCGCTACGGTGGCCTCGTCTCACGGCTCCGCGACTGGTAACAGCACGGTGGGCATCTTTGCGTTAGGCACAAATGCTGGCACCACTCGGAACAAATACACGTACTCAGGCGACGTTGTCAGCGCGGGAGGTGCCGCCACAGTAGCGTCGTATTTAGGTGCCGCCGCAGGTAATAGCACCGTCGGCATCTTTGCCTTGGGGCTTACATCTTCCGGCAACACTCCTTTAACCACCACTAATAAATACACCTATTCAGGTGACGTTGTCGTTGTAGGAACTGCTGTCACGGCAACATCGGGCTACCTCTCGGCTGCGGGCAACAGCACCGTTGGAATTTTTGCATTAGGGACACCAAGCTACCCATGCAGTACCGGCTCCACCACACGGAATAAGTACACATACTCAGGCTGCATAGTCGGCGCAGCTACCGCCGCCACAGTGGCGTCGTACGCAGGTTCCGCAGCGTCCAATGGCATTGATGGAGTTACATTATGATCGAACAACTTATCAGCCGCGTCTTCTATGCACGCAACCTTGCGCACTTCGAGCATTGGCGCGCCACAGGCACTGGCAGCTACGCCAAGCACAAGGCGCTCGGCCACTTTTACGATGATGTGATTGAAGCGCTGGACGACCTCATTGAGGCGTATCAGGGCGCATTCACTCTTGTGGGCGCTATCCCCGCCCCCAAAACAACACCCAGCGACTGCCTTAAGGCGCTGGAAGACGATGCAGCATGGATCGAGGAGCACCACGAAAACATCTGTCAGGGCAATCGGGCTGTCGCTAACCTGATTGATACCCTGACAGGTGTTTACCTGTCGGCCATCTACAAGTTGAAGAACTTGAAATGATGGAGAACAAAGGTGGCCACATTAAAAGAAGTCGATAATCGGCTAACAGCCCTTGAGACCAAGGAAGAAGAGCGCTGGAAGGAGACCATCCTTCGCATCAAGCGCATTGAGCACATCCTGATCGCTTGCGCGGGCGGGATTATCATGCTGCTCGTCGGTCTTCTGGGTAAGTAACATGGCCCACAAACGCTATCTCGCTCTCATCGCTGCCACCAGTGCGGCTTCTATGGTGTTTGCGCAGGCAGCCCCTGCGCCGACGTCGTATGTCTACGACACAACGACGAACAGCACGTCGAACAACACCAACACCAATACGTCCACCAGCACGAACACCAACAACAACACGTCCACTAGCACGAACACGAACGTGAACCAGAACATCAACTCTGGGACGATGACGAACATCAATCAGAATACGTCCACCAACACGAACACCAACTATAATATCAACTCTGGGACGATGACCAACATCAACCAGAACACCTCGACCAGCACATCTGATAACACGAACCGGAACATCAACACGGACATAAGCAACAGCACGATCAACCAGAGCGTGAACAGCACGTCCAACAACACCAACCGGAACGTCAACAGCGACACAATCAACAGCACGGCGAACAACATCAACCAGAACAACAACGTCAACGTGTCGGACAGCAAAAGCTACAGCGAAAGCGTCAATCGGCAGGTCATCGACCAGAACATCAAGTCGCCACCGCCGAGCGCCATCGCGCCAAGCATGATGTCCTACAGCCAAGACCTCTGCACCACCGGCCAGTCCGGCGCAGTGCAGACGCAGATCATCGGCTTGTCGGCTGGCCGCACCGTGCGTGACCAGAACTGCGAACGGATGAAGCTGTCGAAGACCCTGTACGACATGGGTATGCGTGTCGCCGCCGTCAGCCTCCTATGCCAAGACTTCCGCGTCTTTAGGGCAATGGAGATGGCCGGAACACCGTGCCCATTCTTGGGTTTGATTGGCGAGGAAGCCCGCGCCGCGTGGACCGAAAACGTCGAGCTTCGCCCTGTCAAGGATTAAGACATACGCTTTGCGGGTGGCCCTCCTGCTGACTTGCGCAACGCCTCTGCGTGCGCAGACCTACGAGCCTGCTTTAATCCCGCCGCAAATCAACGGTGCCCCAACGACAATGACGCCGCTCAATCTGGGCGACGATAACACGCGGAACGTGGCTCTTGGCTTTGAGTTTGAATATTGGGGCCAGACATTCACCGACGCTTGGGTGTCGAGCAACGGCTTTGTGTCGTTCCAGAGCGGCGCGCATTTATGCTGCGATGGCCAACCTATCGAACTGTCGCAGCGCAACACCATTTACGGCTACTGGTCAGACTTAATCAGCTACACCGGCAATCCCTATTATCGCCGCGACAATGGCTCTATCCTTTTCGGTTGGTATGGCGTGAACGAGTATGGCACGAACAACAGCAGCACCTTCGAGATCGGCCTCTTTGCCGACGGCAAGATACAACTGAATTACGGTAATCTGGGCTTTAATGGGGGCCACACCTTCACCGCAGGGATTACCGGCCCAACTGCGGACGATAACATCTCGCTCTTCTATGGGCGCAACGCGCAGTTCCTCCAGAACCAGTCCGGCATCCTGTCGTGGACTGCGCCAGCCACTACTGTTGACTGTAACGTGACGCCTATGGACCCAAGCTGCCCACCGGCCAGTGTCGATGTCATCCCAGACCCTGTTGCTGCCATTGCTGAAGCAGTGGAGCAAAGCACGGAGCTTGAGCCTGAAGTGATGGAGCAGGAGCAAGAGGCCGCTGAGATTGCTCTGGAGCGGGCTGAGGAGGTCGTGGAGGCCCTCGAAGTCGCAACACCCACAGAAGAACTTGATGAGGGCGTAGACGAGATTGAGGCTGTCGCAGAGGTCAGTGTGGCAGAGGCCGACGCGGATGAGCGGCTTGACCCTGATGAAGTCGCTGCGCTGGCCGCAGTCGGCACAGACTTTGAAGACGGCGCACAACAGCAGGACGTCGCCATGCAGGAAGCGCAACAGGCTCAGAGCGGTTTACAAACGCAAACTGGCACCATGCAGGAGACGCAGGACGCGTCGAGCGCGTTTACAGTGCAGGTGCGCTTCGATAACGCATTCGGCGGGTCGTTCGTGCAGGGGCCGACTATGTCGGTGTCGCAAGGGTCGTCGCCGCTGGACATGGCGATCTCGGCAGGCAGCCCGATGTCTATGTCTAACACGGTCGAGGCGCTTGGCCTTGGTTCGCCTCAGCCTTCAGCCGCCGGCGGAAATGCCCCACCATCCGACAGCGGAATATCTGAAGGCGAGAGCGAAACCATCGCAGCGATGGGAGCCGTGCCGGGCTTCGCCGCGTACACGCAGGCGTCCTTGCAAGATAGGGCTGACTTTTACGCAATTCGTGATATATACCGCAGACGTAGGCTGCAAGACGCAAACTTTGAGATGTATCGTATGATGCAGACGAACGATGCCCGATGGCAGGAGATGGTAGATGAGCAGTACAGATGAGGAACCCAAGGTCGCCTTCGACGAGAGCGGCTTTAGCTTCAACATCGGTGGCTTGAGCAGCGGCAAGATTGCTATTATCTTCGCGGCTATATCGACCATCGTCGGCGGTCTGTGGGCTGGTTTCCAAGTGTATCAGCAGTTCTTGACCATGAAGGAAGTCACGGCAGCGTATGTGCCGCCCGACCTATCGGGTATCGAAGGTCGCATTTCGATACTAGATGAGCGCGTCACAAGCGTCGAGCGTCTAACCAAGGGCAACAGCGAGGCGCTGAACTACCTGACCGGCTCGATCTCCAGCAGCGTAGGCGCAACGCGCCAGACCGTTGACGCGGTGTCGAGCAGCGTTCGGAACAGCGACGCGCAGAACATGGCCATGCAGCGCGCTATTATAGACCAACTGCGTGAGCAGGACAGGGAACAGCAGCGTCGGATCAAGGAGCTTGAGACGGAGACCGCTGCACGTATTCAAAAGACGCTGGCGAACCCGCTGGCCGGAAAGGACTGAAGATGGAAGATAAACTAATGGACGCGCGCATCAGGGCGCTTCTCATGGCTGCTCGCACGATGGCGTTCGTCATCATCGCCATCACCTGCGCAATGATCGCGGGCTTGTTCGTATCGAACGAAGTAATTGATAACAAAGACGTATTCGGCTTGCTGTCATACGTCATGACTTCAGTTGTCGGCGCCGTCGCCGGTTCATATGCCACGCTGATGGGCATGAAGGGTGAGTTGGTCCCGCCACCACCAGAAGATCGCAATGACCCCGAGCCAGAAGAACCTGCGCCTGCACCGCCGCCGCCGCTCGATCTGACACCCGACATGGAACCTGAAGCGCCCATCGACACCCCCGTCGACGAGCTTGAAGATGACGATGACGACATGGAGCCTTGGGAGAAGTATCGCGGTGACCTGCGCTACGATGCCAACGGCGACGGCGTTGTCGATGAACTTGATTTCCCTGATTGGCGGAGTGCTGGCAAATGAGCTTAATGAACCTTCAAGATAAATGTGGATGCCATCCAGATGGTGCGTTCGGTCCGGGGACATTGAAATCCGCCTGCGCGCACTTCAAGCTGAACAAGAACCGCGCCGCGCACTTCTTCGCCCAGACGGCGCATGAAAGCGGCAACTTCAAGGCGTTCAGCGAGAACCTGAACTACGGCGCAAAAGGTCTGCGCGGCATCTTCGGGAAGTACTTCCCTACAGACGCGCTGGCAC